GCTTGGAAGGGTGAATAATGCCTAACGTACAATCCTCTTACACCGAAAATATGAGCGCAGCCCGCGTTGGTCAGATTGCCAACGAAGAGCCATCGACGCTTATTTCGCGTGAAGTCCAGACCGCCGCAATCACTTTCGGTAAGGTAGTCAAGCAAGGTACGGCTGATCGCCAAATCCAAGCTGCGACCGCCGCCGTTGACGTGTATCGCGGTATTACCGTTCGTGATCGTTCGGTAAACCCTGCAACCCCTGAAGGCTGGGCAGTCAACGAGACTTGCCGCGTCATGACTAAGGGTGTGATCTGGGTAACTGCGGGCGCTACCGTGGCCGCTGGTGCTGCTGTCTATATGGTGGTGGGCACTGGCCAAGCTGGTAACTTCACGTCATCGGCAGCGTCTAACCTCATCATTCCTAACGCGATCTTCGAAAGCTCCGGCACCGTCGGCGCTCTCGTTCGTATCCGCTTGAACTAAGGATTAAGTTAATGCCAACTTTTAACGACCAAACTGCGATGGGGTTTGTCGAAAGCCAAACTTCCTACATCGAAAAGCAGGTGAACGAAACCGTTTATCCTGATATCCAATACCCTAAACTCATTCCAGTGGATACTTCCGCTGGCCCAATGGCGCAGACCGTCACTTACTACTCGTCCGACAAATTCGGTCGGGCCGAGTGGATCAACGGCAACTCCGACGATATTCCGCTGGCCGGAACGGAGATGTCGCAATTTCAGACCCCCGTTTATACCGCTGCTATCGGTTACGGATGGGGCTGGGAAGCTGTTCAGCAAGCGCAAGCCTTGGGGATCAACCTCAAAGCGGACGACGCTATGGCAGCACGTCGCGCCTATGAAGAAATGGTTGATCGGGTAGCTTTGTCGGGTGATACCGCCAAGGGCTTCCAAGGTATCATGAACTATTCGGGCATCGGCACGGCTAACGTTGCTAACGGCGCTTGGGACGACTTGGTGAACACGACCGCCGACGAAATCCTTGCGGACATTAACGCGGCGATCTTGGCTAACGCGACGGCCACGCTGTATACTTCGATCTCTGACACGTTGCTGTTGCCGTTTACCAAGATCAACACCTTGGCAACCCGCCGACTTGGCGACACGACCATGACAGTGCTTGAGTTTGTGCGGATGAATAACACCTACACCGCAATGACTGGTTTGCCGCTGACTATTCGCGGCGTTCGCGGTCTGGAAACTGCTGGTGCGGGTGCAACTAACCGGATGATTGCTTACCGTAAAGACCCTAGCGTGTTGAAGTTGCACATTCCTATGCCGCATCAATTCATGCCAGTATTCCAGAAGGGGCCTCTGCGTTGGGAAGTCCCCGGCGTGTTCCGACTGGGCGGCTTGGATATTCGCCGCCCTGCCGAAGTTAAGTACCGCGACAACATCTAATCAAGTCGCGGATGTAGTGCTAGGCCGTCCCTTCTGGGGCGGCTTTTTTTACATCGCCGCCATGAACATAATCGTCAACACTGGCCATACAGCGCAGAAAGCCACGGTTGCGATTGCGTTGATGATAATCTCGCCACGGGATAGCCCGCGCATGTCTTCTAGTAGGTCTTTCATTTCAAACTCCATTGTAGGTTAAACGATCCATCACGTTTGATCATGCCTAGTTTTTCCATGCGTTGCAAGCGATTATATGCGTTGTGCTGTCCTGTTTCAACATATTCAGCGATTGCGGCTGTGGTATGGCAACCGTCTTGGATTGCTTCGATGAACTCATGATCATGCTTAGGCCGCGCTTTCATGTGGCCTTCGCGGATTGCACCTTGACGCATTGCAAGTGCATATTCGGCTTCTGTGTATTGGCGGGGGGCTGGTGTTGTGCCAAGGACAGGTTGGGGGCGTTTGGATAGGGTTAGCATTATTCTAGTACCTCGCGGACGTGGATAGCGGCAGGGCTTGGGTTGTATATTTCGGATGCGTATCCATTGTAAATCCAAAACTCACGCGCCTTTGGTTTGATGTCGTATTCATCACTTAGCGACACGGACTTTCCGTCATGTGTCCATACATATGCAACACTGTGTTTGCTGAATTTCATCCATGCATAATCATCCGTCACCACAATGCACTCCCATTGCTCTTTGTCTTTGTCTTGCGTCTCGTATGTCTTGCCTACTTCAAACATCTTTCAAACTCCATTTGTGTTTCGTCTTGCGTATACATCTACATCGCCCCAAATTGCCTGTCAACAGGTTTTTCGCTATGATACTACAAAATCCAAGGGGTGAACCGTGGCACTAATCGTTGAAACAGGCGCGGGCGTTGCAGGTGCTGAATGCTATGCGGATGTAGCGGCTTGCACGGCCTATGCAACGGCATTCTATGGCGCATCGCTTAATGGATCGCCCGCCGACAAGGAAGCCGCTATTCGTCGCGCTACGGCCTATCTAAACGGCTTAGCGTGGAAAGGTACTCGCACCCTTGGACGCGCTCAATCCCTAGCATGGCCGCGCGCTGGTGTGACCGATTGCGAAGGTCTATCCATAGGGTCAAACGAAATCCCGACCGATATAATCAATGCGCAACACGAACTCGCCCGTGCTGAATTTCAAACGCCGGGTTCTCTAACCCCGTCACTATCCAAAGCGACCGCCACTGTATCTAGCGAGAAAGTGGACGTGATCCAGATCACATACGACACTGACAACCTGACAGGATCAATCGAGGACGCGCGCATCATAGTCACCGCCGCGATGGATAAGCTTAAGTGCTATCTATCGTCGCCCGTTGGCGCAACTCGCATTGTCGCGGTTGTCGTTTAATGGCGATCAATTATCAGCGCATTGCTGAAACGGCCAAGCGGTTGCTAACCGATAACGCGCAAGGCACTGTTGAAATAGGCCGTTCAGTATCAACGCCAGGGGCGCAACCTTGGGACGCGCCAACTATTGCCACGACCTACGCTACCATCAAGGCCGTTGTGCGCGGGGTATCGTCGCAATTCGTGGACGGCGCAACGGTTCTTTCAACCGATTTACAGGCCGTCGCATACATCGCAGATTATGCACCTTTGCCGGGTGATATTATGCGGATAGACGGTGCGCCCGTGACTATCATTCGTCAAGATAAGATCCCCGGCGCTGGTGTTATCGCAGCTTGGCGATTTATCGTTAGGGCCTAGAATGGACCTAAAAAAGCTAGTCAAGTCATTCCTAAACGGTACATCGGACATCGCGGATAACGCTAGGCTTGCCGAGATTGAACGCGCTATGCAATTCGGTCCGGAAGAAGTCATTCGCATCATGAATATAGACGCGACGGCTTTTAACGAGTTCCGGGCGGAATTATTGCAGGTCTATGGTAATAGTGGGATTGATACGATTGCGGGTCAAACGTGGCGCTATCCAAACGGGGCTAGGGCTGTTGTGAGATGGAATACACTTTCGCCACGTGTTGAAACATACGCGCGGGAACGTATTGGCGGGCTAATCCAGAATATCACTGAGGAAACGATCGGCAACGTGCGCAATACTATCGCGGATGGTTACGCGTTGGGGCGCAGTCGAAACAGGATTGCAACGGACTTAATCGGGCGATTGCAGGACGGCAAGCGTATTGGCGGCGTGATTGGTATTTCAGAGCAACAGCGCCAATGGGTCGGCAATATGCGCGCGGTGTTAATGTCAGACCCTATCAAGGCGCTGGACTACACTAAGCGCGATATGCGGTTTGACACGGTTATCAAGAAAGCGGCGCGCGATGGAAAGCCGCTATCATTGGCGCAGATTGATCGGATAACGGCGCAGTACTCTGACAAGCTATTGAAGTCACGCGGGTTGACGATTGCCAGAACTGAGGCGGCAAAGGCGGTCGAGGAAGGCAAGTATGAGGCGTGGAAACAGGCTTTAGAAAAGACGGGCATTCCTGAACAATTCGTTATTCGCACTTGGAACCATCGCGGGCGTGGGCTTAAGGACAGGCCGTCACATGTTGCGATGAATGGCACAAGTATTCGGGGATTGACGTTTCCGTTTGTGCTGAATGACGGCACGGCGATGTTGACCCCACACGATACGACTTATGGCGCGGGGCCTAACCACTTAATTAACTGCGACTGCGTTGCGGATTACTCGATCGATCGGAAGGGGATTGTTGCATGGCGCGCGTCAACAACTCTGTAGGAACAACTCGCGGGTTTAGCAATCAGGTGAATGCGTTTGTCAAGAAAGCGCAGGCGGCACGGCAAGAGGCTTATCATGAAGGGCTAAAGGACTTTCGGGACGCATTACTGGCCGCGACACCTATCGACACTGGTAACTTGCGCGCATCGCTGCAAACAAGCAACGCGGGTGAGATCAAAGCCGGGCCATACAAAGAATACGGGTCACAATACAACGTGGCGTCAAGTAACGCGATTATCAACGCGGCGGGCGATGGTGACAGGGTTTCATTCGTTTACCGCGCGCCATACGCAAGGCGGATTGAGTACGGGTTCACGGGCATTGATAGCTTGGGGCGTCATTACAATCAGGCGGGACGTTTCTGGATCAAAGCAACGTCCAAGAGGTTTGTTTCAATCATGCGCGCTGCTGCAACTAGAGTTAGGAATAAATCATGATTACAGATATTGACGCTAAAATCTATGAGGCACTGAAAGCGCGGATTGCATCAATGCCGGGTGGGTATGTGATTGTGTATCCGGGGCAGATTTATCCGACAAACGTTACAGTGCCGTTTATCCTAGTGACGGACGTTCATTTTGGCAATGATCGGCGCTATCTTGGTTCTGATGCGGACGATTGGCACACTGGCGACTTCATGCTTGACGCGATGGTTCCGATTAGCTGGACGCATACGCAATTGCTAGGCGTTGCGGGTGATATTCGCGCATGGTTCACCAAGGATTTAGTCTTGGGCGGATTGGTTAGGATTGAAAAGACACCCGCCGTCACTGTTGCATATCGTGACGGCGGGTTTATGCGATTGCCCGTTGCGGTTAATTGGCGGGCAGTGGGTTAGACAGAGTAAGAGTGACGCGGAATTGTACTTCCGACACATTCCGTCGCGAAGAATTCTAGTTGCGTCACTCCGAAACCGTTATCAGTTGCAAACTCACTGACCGCTAACATGAAATCATCGGGGTGCATTTTGCGGGGTGGAGTTGGTTCGGGTGTTGGTTCGACTAGATCAATGGTATTGAGCGATCTAACTTCGTGAATATCGCCGTTATCCCATCTTACCCAAGTTTCATATTCATCCACACTTTCAATCGTTCCAGTTGTGCCAATCCGATGGAAATAGTTACTTCCATTCCCTACAACCTTATCGCCTACTTTAAATTTCATATCCCGCACTCCATTGTTTGCGCCTATTTTGCATAGGTACGCCATACGAGATATACTGTCAACAGTTAATTTCACGCCCCATTGCGGGCTAAACAAAGGCTAGCAATATGGCACACGATACCTACGCAGGCGGCAGAGTTTACGTTTCCAGCACGACCCAAGGCGCGGACCTGCTACAAGCTGGTTTCGAAGCCCTGACTTGGATTGAAATCAAGCCAGTCGTCACGCAACCCGGTCTTGGCATCGACTACAACCCAGTAGATCAAACATACCTGACCGGACTAACCCAAACTAAGCCGGGTTCCGGCAAGGTCAAGGGCGGCGATCTTGTGTGCGGTAACATCCCAGACGACGCTGGGCAGGTTATCCTTAAAGGCATGGCTGGCACGGCTGTTGAGCGGGCATACAAGGCCACTCGCGCCACGACTAACACGGCAGGCGCTTTCCTCACTGAAACCGTCTATTCACGTTGCGTTGTCGTGTCTATGGGCGACGAAGGCGGCGGCGTGGACGATATCAACGCGCCTAAATACACGATGGCTTTCAACCAAAAGCCAATCTACGTCGTCGCCTAATATCACTGATGGGCGATAATCGCTAAACATAGCTGGAGGGCTATTAAATGGACTTGTCAAAGCGCGTTGTTTATGACGCTGAGTTTCCTATCGTTATTGTTCCGCCTAGTGGGGACGATAAAGGCGTAGTGTTTTATGTCACGTCTTTGCAGTCTAAGAATATCCAAAAGATTGAACGTGATGAGCGTAACAAACTATTGGTTATGAAAAACTCACGCGGCGATAAGGGCTTGGCATCGACCGACCTTGACGCCGTGGAAACCATTGAGCGGTCAAAGATCATGGCCACGTTGTCGCGGTGGGAATGGAACGGCAACTCGTTTGGTGATCTAGGCAAAGACCCGGCGTTTACTCCTGAAAATGTCGCGGCTATTGTTGACCATGAAAATTCAGGTTGGATTGTTGATTTGCTCTATGCCGGGGCGGCTAACATCGGAAATTTTACGCAGAAATAACGCGGCAATGCGTTAACTACGTAACCGTATACACCAAGTACGATATATCGGACGGGGTGGCATACGGTAACAAGCCCGAAGGTATGACGCAGCGAGAACTAAGAACACTCGCTGGAATGGCTGATAAAATCCCAGATAACCACGTTGATATTGAATATCACTATTTGATTGAGTGGTTCTGGGACTTGCGGTCATACGTTGCGGATAATTACACGCCGTTGACGCCTGATTGCGTTCCTAAATGGTTGCCCGATAAATACCCAAGCCGCGAAGAATGTGATACAATCCTAGCAATGGATTTGGCTTTCCGCAAAGGCATGGCGGCAACGGTTGCGGCTAACGAACAAAAGAGGCGTGATAAATGACTGATGTAGCGTCTCTTAGCGTATCGGCAACGGAAACGGGCGTTGCAAAGGTGGATAGCGCGCTGTTGGGTCTTGCCAAGAGCGCGGGCGTAGCCGAGGCGGCAACTGGTCGGTTTTCGGC